CTTATGCAAAAGTTACCTTGTTAATCGTTGCATCGTCTGCTGGGCCAGTGGCAACAAGGTGGAATTCCCAGATAGCCAAATAATACACTATTTTTGGACGGAGTCAACAAGTTTATTGGACTTTTTAAGATTTTCTGCGCGTGACATTATTTGTAAATTCCAAGGTACATGTAAACCGCAAACCGTTTCCCCCCTCAATGGTACTATATGGTCTACGACATAAGGCGTTCCTGTAATGCGCGTAGCAGTCATAGCGTCTATGTACAGCTGTTTTATTTGTTGTTTTTGCTCAGAAGAAAGCCATGTGGGCGTAGCTTGTTTGTGTTTATCCCTACGATGTTTAGTGCTTGCTTTTACTTCGTCGGGGTGCTTTTCTTTCCATGCTTTTTTATATTGTTGCCGTTGTTCGTTAGGACGCGCCATAGCCTTTAATTTGACTATTTCTTTATTGCGCTCATAGTATTCTTTTTTAGCTTGTTGTCCTGCATCGGACTGGTTGTACTGCTTAAAATACTCTGCACGGGTTTCATTTCCTTTAGTCCATTCAACCTTTAAACATTCCGTGCATGAGCCTTTAGTTTTGCGTAAAGCTATATGCCCATGTTTGCAGGGTTGCCCAGTGAAATAGTACTTACTGCCGGTTTTCTTTGCTTCTTCTCTTGTGGTTGGGTAGTCCATATTAACTCCTGTGACTTTGATACAGGTAAGTATACCACAAAATAAAGGGGCCTAAGCCCCTTTATAAATTAATCATTTAAGATTAATATGAGCCATAAATACCAAGTGGATCAGAATAGCCAAAGCTATAACGCTCACGGGATTTATAACGAACGTTTCCAGTGTCAAAGTCACCATCCATGGAGTTTTGCAGCGGTGTACGAACGAAGTGCTTGAGACCGTTAGGTACATCAGTTGTCAAGAACCAAGCGTTAGGTGCTGTCAAGAAGTGGTTAATTGTGTAACCTTCTGGGACAGAACCGTTGTTCTTGATTGCGTTGATGTCGTTGTTGTTTGTACCAACACGGAGTTCTGTCTCGAGTAAACGAGTTGCAACGAACTGGAGTGCTGGAGGAACAATCAACTTCTTAGGTTTAGCAGCGATCAAAAGTCCGCGCTCGTCTGTCCAAGCAGCGATTTGAATAACAGCATTTTCAAGGGCTGTTTCGTTCAAGTCAGCAGCAGTAGAAGGAGTGTTGGAATTTGTACCACCGTTAATTAGCGGGTGAGCTGAGTTCAATAAAGAAACGCCATCACCGCCGGTATAAGCGCCGTTAAATGCGTTGTTCAATATAGCAGCAGCTTTCACTTGCTTGGTATATGCCATAGCGCGAGCCAAGCCCTTTGTATAACGTGCAGACAAAGAGTCATACAAGTTATCCTCAATCGCCTCTTCTGTTAAGGAGAAGCCAAGAGCAATAGTCTCGTGGTTATAGCGAGCTGTCCATGCTTCTTGCGCATTGTCATAAGCGATGGCATTGCCCTCGGCCTTAACAGGTGCTGCTGAGAATCCAGACAGTTTTGTTTCTTCTTCGAATGAACGCTCAGAGGTCTCTGTTTCATAGATCTCTTTGTGCTCTTCGCCGTATCTTGCATACTCTAATCCGAACAATGCGTTCAGTCCAGGGAGCAACTCTTTCAATAGTTGTGCGCGTGAAATAGCCATTTTATGTTACTCCTTAAACAGCGGTTGCAGTGTAGTACTCATGTATACCGAAGTTAAGCTTAACAAGCACTTCAGGATAATTTGTAAACACAATAGTTGATGCGGAAGGAATAGCGGTTATGCTACCCGGTACTGCTGGAGCCACGTTCAAAGTTCCAGATGTTGCGCCAGAAGCAATCGCTGCTGTAACAAAAGAACCTGTCTCGATAAGCTGTCCGTTGGATGCAACATAAGCTACGTCAGCACCTTGCAACACGTTACCGTTAGGTCCGGTTGTCATGGTAATAGTAGTAGAACTTGAAGATCCAGTTGCTGAATAACTGTAAGCTGTATCACGAACGATATCAACAACGCGCACAGGGAATGTGCTTGTAGTCAAAGTTGCAGAGTACAGTAATGCGTTAGCAGAGTCACCAGTATTGACGTTACCAGTATTGTTAATCATCTGGTAGTTTTGACCAATCATGGGGATGCTTGCTGATGCAACAGTAGTTCCAGATGAGCAAACAACAGCTTTGAAAACTGTGTCAGGATCATCACAAACAACCGCTAATGCGTCACCAGCTAAAGTGCTTGCGGGCCAGTATTGGCTAAAACGCTTTTGCTTAGTAACTGGGTCTGTATAGTTACAGCCAAGGAAAATACCAACCATTCCGGATGCTCCGCCGCCAGTAGAAACTGATTGACGGTTTACAAAACCTTGGGTCAAGTTAACGAAATCGCCGTAGAAAATATTAGTAGCGTAGCCGTACTGGATAGGCAACTGACGTGTGCTTCCAGAAAAGACTTGTCCACCAATAAGATTTACAGGCTTTAGGCCATATGGGGCCGATACTGTAGGATATGCCATTTAAATCTCCAAAAGTTTAAGAACCTTTACCAAAGCTTACTGCAGACTGACCTTCCTTAAAGATGGGCATCCTGCGATCACTTTGACGCATTAAATTATTGTCAACTGCTTCGGCATTCAATTTAGTTTGTTCTGCATAGTATGCAAACTGCTGCGTATCAAACTCAACTGGGCGCTTACATAGTAACAATCCGCCAATCTCAATTTCGTCTTTAAAACGGCTATTGGGATCGACTAGCAGTCTAAATTTGGGTTGCTCTTCTAGCTTCACAGGCTCATAACCTTCACGGAATCTCGTACTGATATTTCGTGGGTCAGCTTGGTTGAGCATTGATACCCTAATCCATTTGTAACCGTATCCAGGCTCTTTGTCTGGCTCTGGAAGAAGCTCCGGTGGCATCCACTGCTTGGGACGCTCAGTTAGAGCACGAGTTGTTAAATCACGGTTAAGTTTGTTTTCAGCCATGTTAGGCCTCCAGTTTTAAAAGTTCACGGACATATTGCTCATTAGTTAAACTCAGCTTTTTGGCTATCGCTTGCTGCGATTTTGTCAGTCTAACTTTTTGTTTAGATGCGGTCGATCTATTAACGGGCGCTACGACCGTTGAGGGTTTCTTAGAAACGTCTTTTCTAGGAGGTTCCTCTACTTCTACTTCATCCGAATCCTCAAAGTTTTCGGGGAATCTTCTTCGCATTGTTGCGTCTAACTCTGCGTAATACTTTTCAGAACCAACAACTACACCTGTGCGCTTGAGCTTTTCATGTAACCCAAGAGCTGAAGCAGTCATTTCCTCGTCTTGTCCGAACCAAGGATTTTCTGCTTGCCATTGTGCAACTCTGTCGTCTACAGGTGCACGTTGTGGTTGCTGTTGTTGCGTTTGTACCTCAAATCTATCCTCTTGTAAAGAAGGTAACTTGAAATTGTTTGCTTTTTCTAATTCAAGTGTTGCTTTTGTGAGTGCTTGTTGGGCTTCTAGAACTTTTTCAGATTCGCCAGAATCATAGGCTTCTCTGTAAGCTTTTTTAGCCATTTCAAGCTGCATTTCAGACGAAGATTTAACCGCTTGAACGTACTCTTTTTCACCCGTTGTAAGCATGTGTCTAATACGCTTATTCTCCTCATGGAGTTTTTGGGCGGCTTCTATAGCGGCTTGGCGTTCCCTTTCGGCGGCATCTGCACGTCTGCGTTCGTCATTCCAAACCCGCTTCATGCGGATTAGTTTGTCTTTAGCTTCTTTGCTGTATTTGTCAAGATCGTCTACTTCTACTTCTAGTTGTTTGACTTTCTCGGGATCTGCTGGTTTTCTATTACGGTCTTCCTCTGGGACATCGTCTTCAATTTCTATTTCTAACTCTGTCTCTAGGGGTTTACCCGTAGCTTCTTCTTGATCTGGATCAGGAAATGCGTTCGGTGCTTCAAATGTTGCCATGTCCGGCTCCTTTATTTACGTCTAATACCACGAGGATCATCCACAATCCCTTCGACACTGTCGTCGTTGATCATGCGAAATTCCTTACCATGAATAATTAATCTGCTACCAGAATTAGGTCTAACAAGGACAAAGTCGCCTTGTTTACACCATGGACCAGATGGGAATCTAGTCTTATCTTGATAACAATCAGGCCCCAAAGAAACTACGAAGAGAACTGTTGTAAGCAACTCCTCATAATGTATTGTGGTATCTGCTTTAATTATCCCGCTATCAAACTCTTCTTCAACGTCTGGAATTGCACAAAGAATGTGATATCCAGAGGGCTGTGGGAGTTGTTTGGCTTTTTCTTCGGCTGGTTTATTCAAGATTGCGCTTAAATCTACTGCCGCGTTTAGGTTAATATCATTCACTGTCCGAATGCTCCATTTTTTGTTTGAGGTCTATGATGATTGAACATGCGGCTTCAAGACCTCGTAACTGACCGCATATATACTTGTACTCCTCAAAAGAAGTAGCGTTCCCCCTACCGAGAGCCTCAGAAAGCATAGTCATGCGGTCTTTGTACTCTGTTAGTAAGTATTCCAAGTCATTCATTTAGTTTCCTTATTTGATTTTTGTTTTGCCTGAATTGTCTGCAACCGTGTCTGGTGCTCGTGTTCTGCAAGGGTTTTAATCGCATCGTGCCTAATGTCCACGGCCTTATCTCTGCGATCTGATTTAATCTGCGCCGCTGACTTGAGAGCCTCTACGTCGATCTGCTTTCTCTGGGTAGCGTTCTGCATCATAGCTTTCTGCGCATCTAACTTGAGCTGCTGAGCCTTGAGCATGTTGTCCGCCTGGTCTTTAGCTGCCTTGCGCTGCTGCTCCTGCATCTTGAGCTGCATCTCTTGCTGTTGTAGCTGGACCAACGGATCTTGTGCTTGTTGCTGAGCTTGTTGCTGCTGCACTTGACTCTGGTTCTGTGCCAGTAATTTTTGTGCGGCTTGGGCAAGTAGCGGAGCAAGTTTAGCCTCCATCTCTGGATCAATCGGCAAGTCCTCACCTGACGCGTCTGTCTGTGGGGGCAACGATACACCAAGGTGGTTCTCAATCTCGACTCGGTACTGAAAGCCTAAGTGCTCATTAATATGAGCCATCATCGCGGCCTGCAACTGCTGAGCCATCGGATTATTCTGCAATAGAGACTGGATCTTGGGATCCTGCATAGCTGACATGTGTACAGCAATATGTGCCTGATGATCCTGGTATGCAAACGCCTTGACCGGCTTCATCATCAACACGTTCTGGTTCTCCGTCACAGGGTCCATTGGTTTTTGATCTTCCGGTAGTGGTATGAGCTTAGCCCCATTCTTAATACCCAAAACATCTAACATCTGCCTATATAAGAACGGCATATTAAATAACTGAGGCTGCTGCTGAGCAAGCTGCATAACTGCCTGATACTGGACAATCTTCTGCGCCATAGTAGACGCGTTCGGATCACTAACAGGTATTACATCGACATTCTCATAATCAGACT